CGTGTTCAATTTTTTGCCAGAATCCATCTCTTGCCACTTCAAGATCTATCGTGTATGCTGTGAATGATATGTGGTGCTTTAATGATGTTATTAAATAATTGCCATAATAATATCTATTATACTTTTCGGGTCTGTTCGAGTCAACGTCTCCGGCCTCTTCAGGAAGCTCTATTTTGATGACCTCACCAACATTTCGTCTAGGATCGCCTGGTATACTCATAGCGAATCTCGTGTAAAACATTTGAGCCAATTTGGCAGTTCTACTCAGCGCATATGATTCCAAATTTAATGAATGTTCTTCTGGATTATAGGATTCTATTCCCAAATTTGTGCTTATTAATTTTCTATGTGCCATCACAGAATCGGCAAGATGACTATTTTCCGATATGACCTTTTCTGGTTCCAGTTTGTTAAAGGCATCCCAATCACGATTTATTTTGAAATCGTATTTGTTAAACTTTCTTAAAACCGAATCAACCGTTATCAATTCTTGACCATAAAATCCCATATCAAGGAATCTCATCGTGTCGTACCAACCTACCCAGTCTATAAACTCAATTCGTTTAATATCCTTTTCAACTTCTTTACTATAGTTTTCAGGATTTCTCATATTAGCAATTCTTCTGACATACGTTTCAGTATGTTCCTGCAATAATAGAGAATCCAAACTAACATATCTAAAATCTGTTTTAGTTTCAAAAAATAGATAAGGTGGCATATGACCTTTGCCATTCGTTGAACCGCTTGGTATTGATCTGGCCGCAAAAAGGTTTATCAATTCATATGGACTTTTATTGCCGATACAAAAGTTGTGCTCGCCTGATGTTTCTTCTACTATTAGTTTCTTTCTAGATTGCTCTGGTTTTGTGGTATCGGTGATGTAGTTATTAAATACATCCTTAACCATATCAGAATATTTTACGTGCTTCCATCCCTTGAACACTTTATTTTTATATGCATTACAACTTTCTCTAGAAAGCAAGTGAAATGTATATTGTTGTGCTTTAGTTTGAAGTATTGTTCTTCCCGTGACTTTGTAAACGTCAAATTCTAGTATGATAGGATCAAGTTCTTCTGATGGCTTCTCAGGATTTCTTTTTGTAAATATCACACGCAAAACTTCTTCGCCGATAAATGGAAAAAGAGTACACAGATCCATAGCATCCGTCACACTCAATTCTCCTGTCATTGGTGTACCGAAAATGTCCTCATAGATCATTAAATTGCCACGCAAGGCAGAGATATCATAATCTCGTCCGTTGTATGCAATTAGACGCATTTCTTTTAGTACGTAATCTTTTACGTTTACATTATTTTCCATAATTTATTTGAAGATTTTAATCAAATCGTTTATCAATGTGTTTGCTTCTGTTTTATCGATCACCCTTCTTCTACGTTTTATATCATTTTGTAATATTTCCCATTCATAAAAGCTGTATTTTGTTCTGTTTGATTCGGAAAGATTTAACCAGGTAGCATAATCAACTTGAAATACGGCAGGAACTTTTTCAACACTAATTGAATTAGTCTTTTCATTATACACATCTACTTCCTCAAATACTTGCCAATAAGAATGTATATCTGTCAAAATATCAGCACTTTCTAATTGAGATGCCGATGACGGAAAAGGTTGAGAAAACGCCGATTCTATTGTAAACCTTTTATTTGCCAAATCAACAGAAATAATCTTGCGATATTCATCTCTAAATGGATGTTTTATCGTTTGGTTTATTTCTATCGGAGTAGTTTTTTGTATCTGGTAATTAACTATTGTTGAACTGACAGAAGTGTCTATCCACACGTTATTAAGTAGTCCTAATTTTTGAAATATTCTACTAGGATCTGAACTGTTATATTTTTGCTCAAGATATGAATTGAATTCATTAGTATTCATTGGCCAATCATGTATTGGATCTATCATATCATTGGCATAAAAGAATAACCATTCATTCTCAGAATCGCCATAATATTGATCGGACAAAATATCAGGTCTGGAATTTTCAGGAATTCTAACATCATTATATCCAGTAATCTTTTGTTTCAGCTTTTCTTGCAAAACGGCCCTACGAAATATATCCGTAACTACTAAACCATCATATTCTATTGTCGGAAAATATTTAAAATGTTTCATTAGTAATTCTGCCTTATATGGTCTTTTGTTAGCATGAAAATTTCTTGGAATTCTATGCTCAAGTCAACTTGAACAGGTGCACCGGTTCCTATAAAAAATGAGGCCTGACTTGGACCATATCTTGCGGTCAAGTTTGTTATAACACAAGGACCAAAGTTAAACATAAATGCATTACTTTTGCCTGTGCTATAAAATCTTAAAATCATTTCGTCAGGATATTCAAATGTTGTTCCTAGTGCAACCCCTTCGCCTCCTACTCCTGAATGTGATGCTTCTTTTAATCGTTTTATTAAATTATGTATTGCTCCACTTTCTTCGGGAGATCTTGCAAAAAGTTGCCATTCTATTGAAATTGTTCTAAAATCGTGCGATTGATATAATAGTGCTTTGTGTGGATTTACTATTGATCTACTACCCCTTTGTCTAACATTACCAAATACGGTAGCATCGATTGCCCTTATGCCAGAGGCAATATTAGAAGCACCTTGCGAGGCGTTTGATGAAATTTGTCCAAGTCCTCCCATTATTTCTGTAGCCGCACCCGCCATCCCACCTAGCGCATCGTCTTGCCACCTTGCACTATATCTAGCTTGAATATCCGGTGGCATATAAAGTGCTATCGTATCGGTAAGCTCAGGCCTATTAGAATTACCTATTATATCAATTTCAATTCTTGATGAATTTTTTGTTCCATTAGAACCTTCATTATCTAATAAATCAAGAGGAAAAACAATTTTTTGTACATCACCCTTTCTCGGCAAGTTTGATGATTTGAAAATATCAAAACCTAAACCTATTGTTAGTAAGTTTTCGCCGGCAGTGACCATCTCTCTAAATGCAGTTAGTCCTGATTCCGTATTGGATGCTATCCAATTAAAGGCAGACTCTAGATTGGTGAGGTTCAGTTTATCAAATTCCGCCTGTGGTATAACAGATCTTATTTGTGAGAATACCGCATCTTGGATTGCAGATTCTGAACCATTTGCTCTAGCTCTGGCAACAAGATCCGCAATTTGTTGTTGTGTGCTTTGTGTGTTATCTGGCATATAATCTAAATATGTTTATGAAATACTATCAAGGACAATTTAATCCCAGAAATAAGCAAAAATACGTTGGTAACGTAAATGCCATATATTATAGATCCTCTCTAGAACTTAGAGTATTTATATGGTGTGATAGAAATTCTTCCATAACAAAATGGACATCGGAAGAAGTTGTCATACCCTATAAATGTCCAATAGATAATAATATGCATAGATATTTTGTAGATTTATTGATTGAATTTAAAAATAACGAAAAAATGTTAGTGGAAATAAAACCAGAAAGATTTACAAAACCTCCAAAAAAAGGAAAAAGTGATAAAAGATATTTAAAGGAAACTATTGAATATGCGAGAAATATGGCAAAATGGGAACAAGCATCAGAGTTTGCAAAGAAGAATAATATAGAGTTTGCAGTATGGACGGAAAAGACGATCAAACAACTGGGATTATAGAAGACTATAGTGACATATTACAAAAACTAGAACAAGTTTGGGATATGTATTCAAATAAAACCAAACGACATGAAACAAATAAACTGAAAGAATTGAATTGGTTTGAGGAGATGTATAATGAACCAATAAAATATGACAACCTAAAAGTTGTATTTTATGGCGAATTATATATGTTCAACTATATGGCAGAAACTACGCAAGAATATGACAGACAACCATTGGTCATAAGTATTTTTCCAAAAGATAGAGAAGGATTTCACGGCATAAATTTGCATTATATTGCACCGAGACTAAGGGCGTCCTATTTGTATAATTTCATAAAAAATGAAATGGAAAATAGAACAAGCATTAGAACTAGTCCACCGACCGTGAAAAGAATTAAAAGATGGGATATGTTAAGGACATATAAACACTGCATAAAGCACTATAAATATGAAAGGGTTCGTGGTAGTCTTAAACAATTACCAAAACAATACTGGCCATTTGTACCGTTTTTACCTTTTGAAAAATTTATAAATGTGGCGAAAACAAAGGTATGGCTAGAAGGTTCAAAAAAACAAGAGTAACAAATGTCACTAAGAACGCCAAGTCTAACAAATTTTTTAAGTTCAGTCGGAAAAGGCTTTCAGAGGCCTTGGAGATATTATGTACTATTTGATCTTCCATATGGACTCACCAAAGATCAAGGCTCACTCAGAGAGGTTTCAAATTTAGTACCAGCATTAGCATCAAAGGTTGAATTACCTGGCAGAGAAATAGAAACGGTAGAATGGAAACATCAAGGCAAATTGAGAAATATGCCAGTTTATGCCAAATGGCCTTCTATACAAATTACATTCTTATGTGATGAGGAGATGAAGATTAAAAAAATGCTAGATGCATGGCAAAATTTTGTCATAGACCCAAATAGCTATTATGTAAATTATTACGATGAATATGGAAGACAAGGATGTACAGTCGCAAGTTTAGATTCGGCTGGCTTGCCAACTTACTGCGTAAGAATAAATGAATTTTGGCCTAGAAGAGTTGATCCAGTAATATTGACCAGTGATGGTGGACAATCTGTAGCAACGGTAGAAGCAGAATTTGTTATGAAAGATTGGCACAATTCCGATAGTATAGGATTACAACCAAATTCTAGTGGCGCTGATGATATATTTTCAAAATTAAGAATAGATCCAAAATCTTATATAGATTATCTATTACAAAACGTTACAGACCCTAACGATAGAAGTAGTATATTGAGTTTAAATGACACCCTAAATAAAAGACTAAT